GACGCATGCGGCGGCTCTTAATCTTATATTGCTTGTATCCGTCCTTGTAATAAACGCTCAGCCCTGTCCTCGATACTCGCCCGCCCTTTGGCTTCAGCCTAGCGCCTCGATAAGAAACATATAAAGGTCGTGTTGAGTAGTCGATGAAGGGAGCTCCGTTGGCGTCAATGCCCTTGCTCGTCCTCAACTTGATCGCCGCCAAGGTGTCAGCAGCCAAGCGCGCTGAGTCCTTAGCAGTCCACAGAGATGAGGGGAGATTAAGCTTGACCTTGGCGCCCATGATTAGTGCCTCATGCCTCTCGTTGGGGTGAAGCTCTGATCATATTGGGTCTTTGAGTAAGAGCGCCAAGAGGCTCTGAGGTCGCGATAGCTCCCGCCCTTCTTGGCTATGTCCAGCTCACCCTCATCCACCACGTTGTCCCCATCGCGGTCTAGGGCCAAGCTCCTCAAGCTAATATCCATCAGCTCCATGCAACGCTCACGCATAGCGGCGGCGGTGTCGAGCTGATTGATCATCTCGTAGACCCGCGCCGCTGTGCAGTAGGCGTGGGCATTCTGGAAGCTGTGAGCGTTAAAGACCTCATCCTCAGTCACGTCAGGCTCATCTTTGAGATGGTCACGGATGACAAGGATGAGCTCTTGAAGCGCGGCCTCCACCTGAGGAGCGAAGGAGCCCTGACGGCGTGGAACCATGTCGGCAAGCTGAGGGAACTGACTGACAAGCTCATCATGACTCAGCCCCGTGTCAAAGGGTCGAGGCGTGACCTTGAGGAGCCCCTTCTCAAGCTTTGGCGCGGTCTGCTGACCAAGGTCATGGGAATAACTCACCGTCCACGGATAGTAGCCCGTGGTGTTGGTGATGGCTGATGGGATACCCCCATAGTACATCCCAAAGACAAGCGAGGCGCTCACGCTGAGGTCGATCTCACGGGGGAGCGGCTCAGCTAGGATGGCGGTTGTCCCAACCATCCTCACCACGGTCACGCTGTAGATGCTATCCCCATCCGTGACTAGATAAGCCTTGAGCTGATCAGCTTGGAGCGCGCTCGCCTGTGAGTTGACGGTGAGCGTCCTCCTGTCGTTGCCAATGGCGCTGACGGTTGCGTCTGCTCTTGTCTGAGTGAGGGTCACAGGTGAGGAGCTCCCCACCGTCAAGCTAGGCGCTGCGCTCAATGGCCCAGGCGCTACCCACTCAAAGACTCTTGACTGACCTGTGACAGCTTTGATCATGGCGCGGCTCCGTTGGCTTTGGTTATGTCTTGAGCTCTTGCTCTAGTGAGGTTCGCGGCGTCTACAAAGTCCTGACTAACAGGGCTCCAAGAGTGTCGGCAGTTATAACCGCCGCCGCTTGTTTTGACAGGCAGCCCTTGACCATTGTTGAGCCGCCTCATCTGTCTCTCATCGACCACCAAGTTAATCAGAGCGCGGCAGAAGCCGCGAGTGATTCCATCCTTGGGGCCTGTGTATAGGTAGAGGTCGAGCCCATACACCTCAGCCGCTTTGGCCGTGATGGTTCGCCCATACTTGGCAAGCTCAGTCCTCACAACTGTGAGCTGGCGCCCTGTAGATTGCTCAAGCCTCTGAGATAGTCCACTCATGGCTTGATTGATGGGGACGTCCACCGTGATCCCTTGAAGCGCTGTCCTCACCGCGCTGAGCGCATCAGGGAGGATCACGTCTTGGAACACGTTATCCGCTGCGGCCATACCAACAGCCACAACGTCAGGGACGTCACCAATAGAGGCGCCCGACACGATCACCTGAATGGTGTCCATCGCCGCCTCAGTGATTGACGCTTGAGCGTCTATGAAGTCCTCAATCGCCAAGCCTAGACCACCTGTGAGGATGAGCTCACTCAGTTGGTCGCGTGGCAAGAGGAGGAGCTGCTCAGCTGAAGTGAGATCGAGGGCCGCCTTGAGGTTGCCTACAAGCTCACGCTGAGCGCGGGCAAGCGCCCGCTTCATCCTTGTCTCTGCGCTGTACTCTGCTTTGAGCTCAGCGATCTTGGCCTTGATCAGCTCTTGGATTGGCCCACGGATAGCGCCCGCCTGTCTGCTGAGATCGTCAATCGCTTTCTTATCAGCGTCAACTCTCTCAGCAAGCAGGGCGGCGTGGGTTCGTCCACATGAGCAGATCACTTGACCTCTTAGAGACAGTCGGTGAGGACGAAGCCAAGGTTCCCGTCAATGACCTGGAACTTTTGTGACTCATCAGCCCACACGTTGCGGCGTGTCATGTCGAGCTCGTCATACTGGCCCGCCTTCATCGTCTCAAAGACCATATTGGCAGCAGCCACAGGCATCATACGAACACCTGAGCGAGACTGAACAGCATCGGCACCGTGGAGGATACCCATGAAGATGCTGTCACCCGTCCAGATGTAGCTCTCAGAGCTAGACGCGCCAGGAACAGCGGTGTCTTGACGAGCCGCGCCAACGAGGATGTTGGGGATGCCGAGCACGTCACGGAGGACGCTGAGGACAACCTCATCATTGAGGACGCGAGCGCCGCTAGCCACACCCGCTGAGCTATCACCGAAGAAGCCACGGAGCTCACCTGAGCGGGCGAGGCTGCGGAAGACCTGACGGCCAAGAATGAGGGTGTCAGCGTTGAGGCCGTGAGCGTTCTCAAACACAACGTCCTTGAGCTCATGGAGGTAGCTGAGAGGCTCAGCGCCCGCCACGTCAAACTTTCCACCAAACTGAGAGGTAGAAGTCGCGGTGTTGAAGTTGCTCCCATCAAAGAGCGTGTCAGCGGCGCGCTTCTCCTTAGCGAGCTTCATGACGCGCGCGACCTTCTTGACGATCCGCGCCTCCTCAGAGCCTGGGTACTGAGAGTCGATGATGTCCTCCATCGCGATCCCGTCCTGCGCTGAGTAGAGCTCACAGCGGTAGGTGAGGCTTGAGCGGTCGAAGCCACCGATGCGAGCGCGTGAAGCACCTGGAGCGCGCTCAAGGTCGAGGCCCGCGCCAGCGCCCATGAAGTTACGGCTCGTCTCAAGGAGGAGCGTCCCGCTGCGCTGAGGGACATTGATGTTCTCGCAGACCTTATCAGCGATGAGCTGAGCGTCTGAAGGGACAGCCTCAGCAACAAGGTTGGAGAGGATCTCATCAACTGGGTGGATATTACGATATGAGCTAGCCATTTTGGATCACCTCCTACTTAAGCGAGTGGAGCGAGGCCACGGCTGAAGCAGATGAGAATCTGCTCGTTAGCGGCTGCTGAGGTCTGATTGATGTTGGGCAGGGTGAAGCCAACGGGATAGTGGGTTGACGCTGCGGCCTGAACCTCACCATCAGCAGTGACAGAGAGGACGGTGCTTGAGGTGAGGGTGAGTGAGCCGCTGGCGATGACGCGAGTCTCACCGTGGATGACAACGTCAACAGGCTCGCCCGCCTCAGCGCCACGCTGAGCCACGCCAATGATGGTGTTAGCGGTGGGGCTTGTTGCGATTGCGACCTTGCCCGCGCTGTCGATAGCGACCAACGCGAACTCAGTCACGGCAGACGCACAGATGAATGACTTGATGATCTGATTGTTCATGTCAGTCTCTCCTTAGTTGAACACAGAATTGTATTGATCAGGGTTGCTCTCGCGGAACGCCACAAGCGCCTCGCTAAAGCTCAGATTCTTCTCAGCCGCGAGGGCTTTGACCTTCTCAGCGAGGGTGGCCTTGTTGAGCTCCTCACCGCTGGCGCCGTGGCCAATCTCAGCGAGGGGAACCGCGCTTGAAGCGGGGCGCTCAGAGAACATCTTCCAGAACTCAGGCATGTTCTCACGAACGTCCCAAGCGCGCTCAGCGGCGCTCTGCTCAGCAGGTGCGACCTTGCCCTCACGGAGAAGGGAGCTGACAGCCTCACGGCGCTCGACCTCACGCTTCTCAGTCTCGATGACCTCAAGGCGCTCGCTGAGCTTCTGATTTTGGGCGCGGAGCTGCATGACCTCGCTGAGCAGGTTGGGCTCTGCTGTCTCGCTGAGCTTAACCTCCTCGCTCATCTTGCGCTCCTTGTCCTTGTCATAACCGAGCTTCTCAGCCTTAGGCTCCTCAGCCATCTCCTCAGACTCAGGCTTTGACTCCTCAGCCATCTCCTCAGCCTCAAGCTCGCCAGCAAGTGAAGCCTCAGCCTCCTCGCTCATGTCTTTGATCTTTTGCTCAAGCTCCTTGACCATCGCGTCCTTTGCGGCGAGCGCGGCCTTGAGCTCATCAGGGGACATATTTTCAAAGTCCATCATCTGCTCTCTTTCCGATAAAGTGACCCGATCAATCTTGGAGTGAGATTGGGCAGGGCGGGGGGTTAATGTGATGGCGAGGAGCTGAGCATCGCCCACCTTCTCTCCTCCATCGCGGGTGAATATCTCGCCGTGAAGATACTCTGGGGAGCTCCACAGGACGCCCCCCGCATCTTGAACGACTTTAAGCCCGCGCTCGTTATAAGCGGGGACTGCATAGAGGCCATCATCACGAAGCTCTAGGTCAACGATCATCCCAAGGGCGTTCCCGCTCTCAGGAGGTGCGGGCGTCCCGCCGTTGAATGGGCTTGTCGCGTGTTGCCAATCAATGATCACAGGGTCAGCGTCACGCCGCTCACGGTAGACCCTCACCATCTCCTTGAGAAGCTCCTCAGAGACAGGGGAGCCAATCGCCTCACCGCTCATCCGTGATGAGACTTGACCAAGGGCCAAGGTTTTGAAGGGCTTCCCAATGGTGAGGCCCTCTGGCACGTCATAGGATGGGCGCTCGCTGAGCTGAACCGCCTCGCCATAGGAGCGGAGCGTGGCCTTCTTGTCTGCTGCGTTCATTTGATCAACCACCTTTCGAGCCCATGTGAAGCCAGCGTCACCGCCCCATCCATCCCACGCTTGGCGGCCCTTGCCATAGCTCTCCCAAGTCGAGCCCTGCTTATCCACCTCATGACGGGTGAAGTAGGCGAGCATCCTGCGCACAGTCTCAGGCGAGAGGGTCACGCCGTTGATGAGGTCACGAGCGCGGGCGATCCCCACGGGGGTCATCCCACGCTGACTCTGTGGCTTCTGAGCCCTTCGCCTCAAGGCGCGCTCCGCAGCCTTGCGAGCTCCTTGAGGTGGCTTGAAGTCAATATGGCTGTATTTCTTAGGAGCGAGGAGCGCCGCCTCACTCTTGGCCTCAGTCTTTTGAGGGTGGCCATTGGGGAGCAGATCGAGGTCAGTATTATATGACTCTTTGCGCTCGCCTGTTCCCACTAGCTTGAGGAAGGCTTTAACGCGAGCGTAGGCCCATTGGTTGCGCGTCATCCCTGGGCGATGACTCGCGGAGAAGGCCCCCGCGCCACGCCTAAAGACAGCTTTGAGCGAGCCTAGATCAACTTTCTTCGACTTGGCTTTATAGCGGTCATTATGCTTGTCAACCATAGCTTGGAGGCCACGCTCAACGCTCTCGCTGATCTCGAT